ACTACAATTCCTTTATCACCTGCATAAGCACTGTTAGTAACGGTGTTATACAAATCACCTGCACCCGCTCCTTCAACATATGCACCGTTTGCTTTATTAAGCTGTGGTGACATAGGCTGTAGTATTCTAATAAACGGTATAGCAAAATCTTCTACCGTTGTATCTTCTAGTCCAGTTCCCTCTGATAATAAAGTATCGTCAAAGGCAACCATGCTTGAAGTAGTCTGTTCAACTACTTCTTTATTTTCGTCAACCATGTTTTTACTCCTTTTTAATGTTAGCCTTAGTACCTATATAGATACCAAATGGCTCGGTTGGTATATCATTCCCCGTAGTTAATTGCTCTTTTACAAAAGCCTTTAACGTTGACGGATGAATGCTCTGTTTTACCTCTGGCGATAGACCTCTAGATTTCAAAGCCAACACAGTCTCATCGACTATCTGACTCTCACCACGATTAAATTTTAAAGATACTTCGTTCTTTATAATTCCTTCATGACCGTTTTCTATAAGCCATTGGTATGCTTGTTGTTGGTTTGCTTTAGATATATGAGCACTATAGAACTCTGACAAAGATATTTTTTCTCCTGAAGATAAAACTATCTGTGTTAATCCTACTTCTGATAAAGCATCAGGTAGCTCCTGTTCTTGTACCAAACGCAACTCTTCTTTTTTAGCTTTCAACATATCTTCTATCTGAGATACCTCATTAGTTAGATTTATTTGTTTTTGAGCTAAACTAGAAACATTAGCTAATTCATCATTAGTAACGTCACTGTCCCATTTATCTGGTTCAGAGTTACCAATAAGTTGTTCAAAGGTGGGTTTATCACTCATCTAATTCTCCTTTCTGATGTATGTCTATTTCAACAGGGTAATACAAGCCTTCTTGTTTATCCCATTTTAATATACTATATTTACCTCGATTAAAAAATGCAGCTAACGAACATGCTACACCAATAGCAGCAGGGTCGCCAATCAACAATAAGTAATCACCCTCTTTGTAATCTTGTAGGAGTCTTTTCATCCTACGAACAGAAGGTCCAGAGCTTAACATGATTTGAGCATTAGAAGGTAACAAGACTTCAAAATCACCATACTGTCTAGCACCTGCGATATTTCGTCCTGGAACTTCTTGCACAACATATACTGTCATTTTTTCTCCTTTCTTATTTCTAGGCTATTAATATATAACCGAGTTTTACCAAAGTAAAGTTATTAGTATTATTTATTTTAAAAATTATTTTCTTATTAGAAAAATTTTTTAAGAACTACTAATATCTTTAATAATCTAATAGATATTCTGATAAATCCTCTTCTAAACAGCAAGTAAAATTATTATTTTGGTCTTTAATTTCTATTAGATATAGATATAATTATTACTAGAAATTAGAAAGTAGTAAATATGCAATATAAATTTAAGACTAAACCTTATACGCATCAGTTAGAAGCGTTAGAAAAATCATGGCGTAAAAAAGAATATGCCTACTTTATGGAAATGGGAACAGGTAAATCAAAAGTTCTCATAGATAATATTGCTATGCTCTATGATAAAGGAGCTATAAATTCTGCAGTTATAGTAGCACCAAAAGGTGTCTATAGGAACTGGTTAGAGAAAGAAATACCTAGTCATATGCCAGAACATATAGAATATAAAACAGCTATATGGAATCCTGCACCTAATAAAAAACAAAAGAAAGATTTAGTTAGTATATTTGAACCAACTTTTGAATTAAAAATACTTATAGTAAACGTAGAAGCATTTAGCACTAAAAAAGGTGTAACATTTGTAGATAAGTTTGTTTTATCACATTTATGTTTAGTAGCCGTAGATGAGTCTACCACCATAAAAAACCCGAAAGCACAAAGAACAAAAAACTTAATTAAAATAGCAACTAATTCTAAGTATAGAAGAATATTAACTGGATTCCCTGTTACACGTTCACCATTAGACTTATATAGCCAATGTGCTTTTCTTAATACACATCTATTAGGTTATGGGTCGTATTATTCTTTTCAAAACAGATACGCACAAATTATGAATAGACAATTAGGCACACATAGTTTTAGACAAGTGGTCGGCTATCAAAATCTAGAAGAACTTACTAGCTCATTAGATTCGTTTTCTTTTAGAGTTTTAAAGAAAGAATGTTTAGACTTACCTGATAAGATATATACAAAAAGAGAAGTAGAACTTACATCAGAACAAAAGAAAGTTTATAAAGAACTTGCAAAATATGCAATAACAGAACTAGAATCACATGAAACTGTTAGTGTTACATCTATACTTACACAAATATTAAGATTACACCAAGTCGTATGTGGTTTTGTAAAACACGATAAAGGTGAAGAAGTAGAAATTAAAAACAATAGACTGGATGAATTAATAAATGTTTTACAAGAAATACAAGGAAAAACTATTATATGGGCTAATTATCAATACGATATAAAAAGAATATTAAAAACTATTCAAGGAATAACAGGTACAGATAGTGTGGCTACTTATTATGGAGATACACCAGATGAAGAAAGACAAGAAACTATACGTAAGTTTCAAGACCCTGATTCAGAATTACAATACTTAATAAGTAATGTACAAACTGGTGGTTATGGTATTACTTTGACTGAAGCTAAAAATGTAATTTACTATAGTAATAACTATGACTTAGAAAAACGTTTACAATCTGAAGACCGTGCACATCGTATAGGTCAAACTAATAAAGTTACTTATATTGATTTAGTAGCTAAAGGAACAGTAGACGAAAAAATAGTAAAAGCCTTGCGTAATAAACTAGATTTAGCACAAGAAGTTTTAGGTGATGAAAAGTGGAAAGATTGGATTAATTAATAACCCCTATAAAAATTCATTCTCTCCATAGCTTCGACTTGACCACCGTCTTGCATTTCTTTCACGTCATCAACAACTTCTTTACCAGTAATTTTTTCAACTACATCTTTGTTTTCTTTTGCTAATGCTTGTAAACCTTCGTTTAATTCACTCTCTTTAATCTCTTTACCCTCTGCTGCTCTTATAGGTGTTCTTGCACTACCTTCAATAGTATTCATTACAATCATACTAGCGTTTTGAATTATATCCATTGCTAATTGACCATCACCACCAGACCTTTGTAAAACAGCTTCTGCAAGTTTCTGTGCGTCTTCTTGTGGGTTGACCTGTGGTTCTGGAGGTCGTTGAGCTATTTCAGGAGCCATGTCTTGCATCAAATTTGGAGCCATAGGTTGACCTTGTGGCATACCAGCCATACTTCTGATTTGGTCAAGTTTACTCATTCCCATAATACCACTGTTATCCATACTATCTCCTTGGTCTAAATCCTCTTTGAAATAATTGTGTTGTCATTGTATCACCTTGTTGACTTTGGGGCAACCGCATAATACCTTTGTTTAACGCACCACCGAATCTAAAACCTCTTGGGTCATCATCTAATGGTAAACGTTCTACTGAAAACCTACCACCAGTTGGTCTATCAGGAGGTACAAATGGGGGCACGATTGGGGGTAATTTTGTAATAACTGGTTTTTTCTGTAATGGTTCAAAAGTAAACATTCCTGGTGCTTTACCAAAATCCATAGCACTTATACCTGTGCTTATACTAGGAACACCACTTTCATAATTTCTAGAAGGTCGGTAGAATGGTCTTCTATTATCTGATGGTGTTGTGTCTTGTGGTGGTATAATTATCGGAGTATCTACAATATCATCATTACCATTATCGTAAACATCATCTTTGTCAGGTCCTTGTATATAATCTATAACGTCCTGTCTATCAGGTCCATCAAATATTCTTTCAACGCTAAATCTATCTAATCTATCAGGTCTTGTTGGTGGTATTATAGTATCGTCTTGTTCTCTCGGAGGAGCCGTAGGTATATTTATATCTATGATAGGATTATCTCGAATTAAATCTTCTCTCATAAAACGTGGTGGAGGGACTTGTAATTGTTCTGGAACTTGTAATTGTTCTGGTTTTTCAAATACGGTTTCATATATGTTTTGAGGTGGGTCTATGCCTATAAATAATTCATCACGCATCATATCTCTATCTTCTATATATCTTGGTGGTGGTAAATTTATCATGTCTGTTGGGAACTCGTCAACAACAGGGGGGTTAAAAAAAGAGTCCCCGCTAGACATAAAATTATTTTCTAAATCAGTAGCTAGACTGTCTTTAAAATCTGCAATATCTGCCTCGTACTGGTCTCTTGCATTACGACGTGTCATGTTAGCATCACGTCTCATATCTATAATAGAACCAATACCCGTGTTTGGTATGTTAAAATTCATGCCTCTATTTATCATTGGTAATTATCCACTATATTATTTATAACTGATTCTAATTCTTCACCAACTTGTCTATTAGGTGGTATATTTAATCGTTTCATTTCTGCATCATAATATCTTAACTCATCTGCAATATCATTGAAATAGGTAGTTTGACCTGTTGCAGTAGCATACCCTGTTAAAAAACTTGCTAATTGTTGTAAAGTCAACCTACCTTCATAAGTTGCGACCACACGTTTAGCTAATTCAGGGTCTAGTAACATTTGACCTATAAATGCCTCAGAACGTTTATTCATTAAAACATCGAGTGCTGTAATCCTTCTACCTCTTTGTGTTAGAGGGGGTATTAACATTCTCTGTAAAAATTTAAATCCAGGAACTGCTGTAAATTTCTCTTGGGGTTGTGCTACCACAGGCACTAGAGCTTCTCTTTGTACCATAGTATTTATTAATCTGATAGCTTCAATAGTTTCATCAGCATTATCTCCTAGTAAAGGCTTAAATATATCATCGAAACCTAATCTACTAAGCTCATCAGGTCCAAAACCATCATTAATCAAACGATTTAATTTATCATCTGAAATTTTGTACATGCCATCTTGTTTCGGTATAAGTTCTAGTACATCCCTTAATATTATGTTTTTAGTTACTTGTTCTATTTGTTTTTTCAAAACAGGATTATCTTCAACAGACTCCATTAAAAATTTTACATCATTTAATAAAGCCCCAGTTTCTCTAGCTGTGGTGCCACCACGTATAATATTAGTTACAATATCGTATGTAGGGTTAACAGAATCAACATCTACACCAAAAGTATTTCTTAACAAATTTATTTGTTTTTCGTTAATTATTAAATCTTCCTCTATATCTTTTAATTGATTTATTCTTAATATTTTAGGTCTTTCACCAACTTTGGGTTTAAAATCATCAAATAAAACATTAAAAGTACCTTCATGTTTTTTCAAAAATTCACGTAACTGTTGGTTTTGTTTCAAACCTGTAGCATCAGGGTCTATGACATTGTTTTTAATGTAATCTAACATTTCACGTTGTACATAGCCAACATTGTCACTGCCCTCAGCTTTTAAAACAGTTAATAAATCTGTTAACACAGAATTAGTAGTTGCACCGTCTGTTGATGTTCCTAAAATAGTAGGTATTAATCTTTCTGGTTGTTGATTAATTATTTGTTTTAAAACACTATTACTAGATATTTGATACGCAGCAGTCATTTCAGTATATGCAGCACGTAATTCATCTAGACCATTATCTTTTTGATATCTGATAATTTGATTGATATCGTCTTGTGTATACTTTGATTTTGGTTTTGTATTACCTAATTTTAACCAAACATCATCACTAAATGCTTTATCTATACTACGTCCAATATCCTTTACTAAAGTTCTTGCTATATCACGTGTGTTATTATAACTGCTACTAGAAGCTAATTCATTCATAACTCTTTGTATATTAAATAATTCTGCTATCGTAAAACCTATTTCTTCTTTACTACCTAATTTTTTACCATCAGGTGTTCTACCTGCTAATCTATAAATAAGTTCTGAATCTTTACCTATAACTTCTTCTATTTCTTTTAAACCTTTTTTACCGCCAACTACTAATGTTGTAGCACTATCTTGCAACTTTTTGTAATTATTAATAGTATTTCTAGTATAACCACCACCAGTAACAAAACTGTTATATTTTGGGTCATTGATAATAAGATTAAAATTATCTGTTGCGTTTTTCAAAAAGTTTTCTTTAGCTTGTTGTATAACTTTTATTTCTTTAGGCAATAAAAGAGTGGAACCGTCTTCTCTTATCACATTATCAAAGATACTTGTGGTAGGCATAGGTAATTCTTCATCAGCTTGTCTAATTAAATTATTTATTTTTGCAGTTCCTATTGTTACATAGTCTTGTATTCTTCTTTCTGCATTTTCTTTTAAAGCAGCATCGACTTCTACACCCAAAGGTATTTTGCCTTCTTCAAATTCTTTACCTAATGCTCGCATGAGATTACTAATGACGTTTTGGTTACCGTCTGCTATCGCAGCATAAAGTTCTTTTAGTTCAGGGTTTTCCGCATTACGTAAAAATATATATTCTAAATCAGCAGCTTCTTGGTCAAGTGGGTTTGTTCCTGCTAATGTTGGATTATATTGTTGATATTCATTTTTAAAGTTTTTAGCAAACTTATCTATTTGTTCGTTTATTAAATCTATACTTTTTTGATTTCTACCGTAAATTACTTTAGGACTTAAAATATCTGGGTCTTGTCTATCTAATATTCTTCGAAACTTTTCCATGATATCTGCAGGAACTTGTGTTCCTGTAGCAGTTCTATATAAGGCAGGAAAAACTTTTAAAAAACTTGTAACAACTGCTGTTCCGCCTACTGCATAGGCACCAGTTACACCTGACTCTCTTAATATTTGTTCAGGCGTCATTTCATTCAAACCTCTTTCACTACCTATAGTTAATCTAAGTGCATCGCCGAAGGTAGCACCTAAACCAGAACCTAAAGACATTTTAGCTATTTGACCTACAGCACTAAATACACCTCTACTAGCTGATGATGGTGACGTTGCTAATGTTCCTAGTATGTCACCACCTATAGGAAAACTTTCTTGTATCGCAAACTGACGCACATCATCTCTGTTAATTCTAGGATTACGTAATATTTGATAAAAATCATTACCCTCTGCTTTGTATCTAAAACCAAGATATGGGTTTTCATTATCTAAATATTGTAAATCACCTTTCAAACCTAATTTATCAGTAATAAATTTTATTTGTTCTTTACTCGGTGTTCGTGAAGTAAAAGCTAAGTGATTGTAAAATTGACGTTCTGTTTCTCTATCAGGAAATTCAAAAGGATTATCTGGGTCTATTCCATAACTAGCTATTTTTTGTCTTTTTTCGAAACCTATAGGGGGTTTAGCTTCAAAAGGTGTAAAATCAGCAGGGAGATTACCTCTTAAACCTGCATCAATTCTACGTTTTTGTGCATTAACTTGGTCTTCTAACATTCTTTTATAAATATCAGGTTCTCTTTCTTCTAAGGTGTACGATATCGGAGCTACATTATAAATATCTATTTTACTTTGTAGTTCAGGCATTTTAGCCAATATTTTTTGGTATGTTTCTTCTGATAAATTACCTTGTTGTATTTCGAAGTCTCTTATTGCAGGACTTGTGCCTACTACGTACAATCTTAATTCACGAGGAGTTAAAGCAGTTCCGTATCTTACATTTGGGTTATTAGGTAATTGTTTTCTATAGATGTCTTCAACAAATTGATTTACGTCAACTGCCATGTCTAAAACCTATTGACTTCTTCTTCATAATCAAAACCTTGATTATTACTAATAGTGCTGGTTTGTTGGCTATCTATAATACCTTCTAGTTGTAATCCAGGACGTCTTTGTTCGAAAGGTCTAAAAGTATATGCGTCTAATGTATTAGCGTATACATTAGGAGTATTCGGTGCATAAAAATCAGCTAAATGACTTTGAACATAGGTATCATCTAATTCTTGAGATATTTTTGGAAAATTTTGTGATATTGCTAGTCTTACGTCGTCATCGATTCCGTTGATACTATCACCTACAAAACTATCTAAATTTCTAATCAAAACTTTAGGGTCACTTGTTTGACCTAAACCAACTATTTGGATATGATAGGCTAAATCTTTATCAGACAATGTTCTACCTGTTTGACCATTTACTGCTGCTGCAACATAGGCTAATTGTAAAAATCTTGACCTTAATCTTACATCGTTATAAACTACATCACCTAAAATATCTCTAACACTTTTACCTGTTTCTTGTTGTATCATATTTTCGAAGTTTTTAAATTCTGCACTATCTTCTTTAACATCGCCTTTTTGTAACTGACTATATAAACCTTTTGATACTGTGCCTAAACCTGCTCTACCATCATTACCTGCAGTGCCTGATTGCACATCTTCATCACTTGCAAAAATATTACCTTGCATAAATTTATTAATGTTATTAAATTCTATAACACCTTGATTTACAAAACCTGCGAAAGCTGATGTTAGAGTTCCAGGAATTATATCGTCTTCAGTAAACCCTGCAAGTTGAGCTCTTAAAGGTTTATATATACTTAATAAACCAGTAGCGGTTTTTTCTTTTTCATATATAGGGTCAAATATATCTGCCATAAGTTTTACATTCGGACTTTTTGGTATAGTAATATTATTTGTACCTGTTCTTTTTATAAAGTCAGCACCTGCTAATGTAAAAGAACCATCAGGATTTAAAATTTCTAACTCACCTGTTTTATTGTTTTCTCTGCCTGCTACAAATGGATTTACATCGTTTTGTGCAGCTGGAATATTAATTAATGTAGCAGCATTGTATGTAGGTGGTGTTAAATATGTTTTTATCAAATCTCCTCTTTGTTTGTTGATAAGTCTTTTTCTTTCATTTTGTGTGTTACGTATATTTAAAGCAGATTGTACATAGGTAGGAGCACCACGACCCATTTGCGAAGCAACTACTAAATTAAATAAATCTTCACCTTTTAAACCACCAACGTCTTGTTCAGGACCATATGAAGCAAATGCTGCAATCTGTGCTTGTTCTTCTCTTGATAAATTATTAGGGTCAGCCCCTATACTTTTTATATAATCACCAACTGTCATATCAGGTTGTCTTCTATTAGTGAAAAAATTCGTTGCACCTGATACTAATAAAGGTAAAATACCTGCTATTTTTTCTTTTGTAGTTGGTTCTGGTGGTCTACGAACAGGTCCTCTAGCCGTTGGAAACGCAGTTCTAACTTGTGGTATCTGTATAGGTGTTACTCCTCCAAAGCCTTTTTGACCACCAAAAGTTGGGAAAGCTAACCCTCTAATACCTCCTCTACCATTAGCCATACATACCACCTACTCCATATTGTGGTAGTGCACCTAAACCTTGTTGGAAAGGTAAAGTGTTTGTACCTATTGGACTACCCTGCATTGGAGAGTATGCATTAGGTATATAACTTTGATTAAAAGTAGGACTGCCACCTGCATAACCATAGCCACCTGCAAGAGGTCCAAGAGAAGCTGTTATACCACCGAGATTTTGTATTAACTGCATCGGTAAATTATATTGACCAGTAAAGTTTGCATAATCTAAATCCATCAACGATTGACTTCTACCTCTACCTAAACCGCCGAATTGTAAAGTTCGATTTATATCAGCAGCTTGTAATTGAGGGAACAAACCTGCTAATCCAGAAAACTGTCTACTTATACCGCCTAAACCTTGTCCAGCCATAAGATTTCTACGTTGTGCTTGTTCGAATGCATTTGATGCAAGTTGCGAAGATAAACCAAAACCACGACTTCTTATATTACCCACTGCATCTGCTGCACCTCTACCTACTTGTTTAGCTAGTTCTTCTTGTGCTATACGACCCCTAGAACCACCGAAAGCACCTTGACTTACAGCTCTATCACGTAAGGCTTTATCAGATGTAGCATACCTTCTATCGATATCGTCTAAGGTTTGTTGTACAACAGCGTCTTCAAAAGGATTTTGAAACTGACTTATAGTATCAGGGTCAAACTGTCCTGTAGCACCACGTGTTACATCACCTGCCTCATTTAATAATTGTGCTGAAGCACCTAGGTAAGGTCTATAACTACCGATGGCTCTATCAGATAGTTGAAAAGCTAATTGTTCTCTTGGGTCAAAATCAGCAACTCTTTGCCCTGTATAAGTAAAAGGAGAACTATCTTCTCTACCTAAATTAGAAAATTGGTCTCTAAAATACTGTGTCGCATAGGGAAATATAGTTTGTGATAATAAATCACCTATATACCCTGCGGGGGCTTGACTGGAAAATTCTTGTTCTTCTCTACTAGCCATACATTCTATTTCCTTTATTATTAATTTTTTCTAATGTAGCAATACCCTTACTATGGTTGCCACCACCTAACATATCTACAGTAGCTTTAGATAACATAAACTCACCATCACTAGCCATGATAGGTATCATATCATCTTTGGGTCCTCCTGGACCGTCAAGTTCACCACCGTTTATCATAGGTTTGAACATTTGTCTATTCAAAACGCCACCATCATCCATACCTATAGGCTCAAACTGAAATCTTCTTCTATTTGCATTTCCTGCAGGTAATGTTCTAGTGCTAACTATACTGCCTTTAGGTTCCTCACGTTTTCTTATCAAAGCTAATAAACCACTAGATAAAGTATTGTCGATAATATCTTGAACTTCTTCGGATTGATTTTCATAAAAATCTTTTAAATCAAATATAGTGTCCATATTATTTAAAAGACCAAAACCAAAAATACCTCCTCCATCTTGATATTTATGAACATTACCGCCATGATACATACCCATAATACCATCTTGGTTTTGTTGTAGTAGTTGCATCAGTAACTCTTCATCTGCATCTGAAAGAGAACGACCTTCTTCACCTTTTGATGCTTCTTCTGGTGATTTCGCTGTACTGCCTATTATTTCTTGTAGTTCTAAAGGTACACCTGACTCTAAACTAGGTGCAGTACCACTACCTATAGCAGCTTTTTGTTCAGGTGCTCTTCTACGGTTTATCTCGCCTACCAAAGCACCACCTAAAACGGACGCCGCTAAAGTTGCTAAAAAACTCATAAGTATCTCCTTTTGACTGATTATATATCAAATAGTGTATATTATTAAAGGTTTTTCTTTACCTTTTACTTTTATAGGTTTTATTGATTTTAAGTTATATCCACAAAATTTTTCAGTTTCTTCTCCTATAAGTATGTTTACACCTGCTTCTTTTGTAGCTGATTCTAATCTAGCAGCAGTATTTACAGCGTCTCCAATAGCACTATAATCAAACCTAGTATCGCTACCCATATTACCAATTACAGCTTCTCCTGTATTTACGCCAACACCTATGGCTACGCCTATATCAGCTTTTTCTATATTTTCTTGTATTTCTTTAGCACATTCCACAGCCACTTGTTCATGATGTGGTAAATCTAATGGTGCGTTAAATATAGCCATCATTGCATCACCAATATATTTATCAACCATACCATTGTATTTTTTAACTGCATCAGATTGTATAGTTAGTGCTTTGTTCATAATTTCTGTAACTTTTTCTGGTTCTAGTTTTTCAGATAATGCAGTGAAGCCTCGTACGTCTGTAAATAGAAAAGTACAACGTCTTTTTTCTCCCCCAAGTTTTAGTAAATCTGGGTCTTTTTGTAAACGTTTTACTTGTCGTGGGTCTAGATAATGTTCAAACTGTTTTTTGATTTGTAAACGTAACTTATATTGTTCTCTAAATCTTAAATAAAAAGCTATGCTTCCTGATATAAACTGACTTATTAAAGACCAAGTTACGTCTATTAAAACACCTGTACCTATCGTGTAAGCCCCGTATAAGCCCGTTAAACCCATAGTTAGTAAACCTAGAACTATACCCCAAGTTATCCCTAAATAGCTTATAAAAGCCCATACGAGTCCTACAGATACTAAAAATATAAATAATTCCACAGATAAAGCATAATCAGGTATATATGGGCTATCTTGTATTAATATAGATTCTGCAAGTGCGGCTTGTATTTTATGTGGC